CTAAGGGCCTCCCCGGTACTTTGTAAGTGCCCACCCGTCGTTAAAAACGGGTGTATCCTGCATGTCAACCGGCATGTAACCTACTAGTACCCGCAAGGGGCACCTCCATGGGCACGATTACCCAGCGAAGAGTTCCGTTAGATAACCCGCGAGGGTATACTACTCGGAACGGCCAGCCCTATCCGACGGCAAGTGATGCGTCGGTGGGATATTCTGGTTCTGGGACTTTCGAGCCTTATCAACTCACTACCAGTTATAGAACTGGTAAGTTGTCCACGTTGTATGCTGACGACGACGAAGAGGCCATACTGAATGCCACTAACGAAGCAGAATTGTATTCTGCTCTCGAAAGTGAGTATAAAGCTGGTCCTCAGTCGTCGTACGATACGGGTCATCCTTTCTCATCTGAGAAGCGTGTTTTAATCAACACGCCTGTGACATCCACTAAGTGGGTACACAGTGGTAACACGTATACATACGATGGGCCCTGGATTATTCAGGGTCCAGCTGTGCCGCAGGGTTTCTACAACCAGGCGCTACCCGACCTTACTTGGTACGGGACAAAAGCGATTGGTTTAACCCTTCCGACACATCCGTGTACAAATCTCGCAGTAGGCCTTGCGGAGCTTTATAGAGAAGGATTCCCGAAATTGGGGTCCGCCACTCTTGAGCTCCTCAAACGCGGTAAGCTTCCCGGAGGTATTATAACCTCCGCTGGCGGCATAACTAATGTCGCCTCGGAAGAACTACTTGCGCTGGAGTTCGGTTTAAAACCCGTACTCCGAGACCTATCGAGTTTAGCGTCGTCGATCGTGAAAGCAAAAGAAATAATCGATCAGACGGTGCGAGATTCCGGCAAATGGATACGCCGGACGTATGAGTTTCCTACCATAACGAGCAGTGAAGTCTTAGCAGAGTCGGTCGCAACGTTAAATCCGCTGGCCGGCATTGTTTCTGCTGCTTCTAATGCTGCTTTTAATGGTGGGGTAAGATCAGGTCCCATGTCCCACTCAGTAACGGCAAGTAGCCGTATCTGGTTTAGTGGGGCATTTACATACACAATCTCGCCTATCGGTTCTCTAACCGATGAGATTGCGCGAATTGAAGAGCTTACTAATAAGCTCATCGGCTTCCGTTTTACTGAGGAAGCTATGTGGAACCTGACTCCATGGAGTTGGCTGGTCGACTGGAATGTTAACATTGGACAGAACATCGCCAATGCTAGCGCTCTAGCTTCGGACGGCTTGGTTATGGCATATGGGTATATTATGTGCGAAACTCGCACTACCCATCATGTCTCCCTACGAGGCCCGACATTAAAGTCGGGATCCTCGAACGCCTGGAACTCGCTCTACACTAACACTGTGAAAAAGCGAATAAAGGCGTCACCCTTCGGGTTTGGACTAAACCCTAGCGGATTTTCCGCTAGGCAATGGTCCATCCTGGCTGCACTTGGTTTTACCAAGTCACCAGGCGTACTACGGGGCGCTGATGTATGATTTATCAGCTTCGTGGTACGGGCATGAGTGATGTCACAATCCTGTGGCATCATCCTTCTATAACTGCTAGGACAATGTCAAGTGATTGCCGATCCTCAAACAGTAACTATCTCCGCCGTACCTTACACGCTTGCGCGTGTCAGCACGGACGCGAACTCCGGACGTTTTGCAACCGGAGATGGCGCAATATCCGAAGCGGTCTCGCATTCCTACGGGAAGCGAGTTCGACGGATGTGGAGATTAGTGCACTCGAAGTATGCTCCCGATCCCCTGTTCCCTGCACAGAATCTGCCGTATTCGATGAGTTATTACATCGTGGCAGATGTTCCTGTGGTTGGGTACACGGTCGCTGAGCAGAAAGCGGTCGTCGATGGGTTTAATACCCAATTGGCGGCCTCTTCGGGTGCTCTCATCACCAAGTTCTTAGGTGGTGAGAACTGAGTGCGCCGAAAAAATAAGAGGCGCTCTAGAGTGGATGGAGTGCAGACGTCAGAGACCCAGGTAACTTTCCTGGACTATCTCACTGGCTGCCTGAAAACGATCCCCATCTACGCTGCAATCATAAGACTATGGACTGCGTTACCCCCAATTAGGAGGGCGCATGAAAAGCCTTATGTTGTTCCTACAGGAGGTCCTGAATGAACTAGGGACCTGGTGTGGCACTAGTACCGTCCGAGATATAAAAACTATCTCGGATAGGGTCGAACACGAGGGGTTATCGTTTCTTACAATAACCCTGACTAACTTTGGCTCAGATTTCCAAAAATGTCTGGACCAAGGCTACGTCGGCTCCGACCAGTTCGTGGGATTTCCACGTTCTGGGGGTCTCCCCAAGTTCTTAGGGGGTTTCCTTCGCTCCGTGTTCGATCTACGGTCGGGACGATTGCTCGATGATCCGGACGTGGACGCAATCTTTGCGGTACGTCAGGTAACACTGATGTTCGGCAAGATGAAACTGCCTTGTACCAATGCTCGGCAGGCGAAAGCCATAACCGGTTACATCGAGATAGAGAGAGAGGTGAGGCAACATGATACGACTACTGATACCTCTTGTAGTCGAGATTTTAGTCGTGTTGCTGTGCTTTTATGGGCGGATGTCTTCTCCAAAGTCGAAAAGAAAGTCTTCGACGGAGGAATTTCTGAAGGCATCATTCCAGCACACGGGCCCGGGTCCACGGCGGACTCACTTAGCGGAAACGCGAAGTGGGAAAACCGTACATGGACCGAGCGGTTGGATGACGTGTTCCCCTTTGGGGATTTTACGTTACCCAACCCGAGGCATCAAACAGAACAACGCCTCGCTGGATATTCACTTCTCACACCCGGGATGGAGCTACCCGTTAAGGTAGTTCTAGTCCCTAAGACAATGAAAACACCTCGTATAATTGCGATGGAACCGTCCTACATGCAGTTTATGCAGCAGGGCGTTGCCAAAGCTATACGTGATGCGGTAGAAGCGGATGACATCGCTAATACCCTAATCGGATGGTCGAGTCAGACTCCAAATCGGATTCTGGCCCGGTTAGGTTCCCTTTCTGGGGAGCTGGCTACACTAGATCTTAGTGAAGCTTCCGATCGTGTTTCAAATCAGCATGTACGGAACCTTATGGTGAATTTTCCGTGGCTGTCAAAGGCCATGGATGCCACGAGGAGCCGGAAGGCTGACGTTCCTGGATACGGAGTTATCCGTTTATCCAAGTTCGCGTCTATGGGTTCAGCGCTAACGTTCCCTATTGAGGCGATGGTCTTTATGACCGTCATCTTTCTAGGGATACAGAACGCGCTCAATCGCCCGTTGACCAGGCAGGATATTGTATCCCTGCTTGGTCGGGTACGCGTCTACGGGGACGATATTGTTGTTCCCGTAGAATATGTGCATTCGGTGATCGCATCACTTGAGACTTTTGGGCTCAAGGTGAATGCGGACAAGTCTTACTGGAGTGGTAAATTCCGGGAGTCTTGTGGTGAGGAATTTTACTCTGGCGAAGATGTTTCAATCGTCAAAGTAAGGCAATATCTCCCCACCCACCGAACGGACGTTACTGAGATTGTTTCTACTGTTAGCCTAAGGAACCAACTATACCATGTTGGTCTATGGCGTGCAGTTAGATATCTTGATAGCCTCCTTGGACGGTTGATTCCGTTTCCAGTGGTTACTGAGAACTCTCAGATCTTAGGTCGCCACAGTTATCTGGGATACGAAACCCAGAGAATCTGTAAGGACCTCCATCGCCCCCTTGTCAGGGGCATGGTGGAAATTTCCGTCAGTCCAGTTAATTCATTGGATGACGTTGGTGCCTTGATGAAGTGTCTCACGGTTGGAAGCCCTCAGTCGGAGAAATTCGACGAAGAGCACCAGCCAGCATACCTGGACTTGCCAGTCTTAGGTGTGGGACATCTCGAACGTTCCGGACGTCCTCGCGCCGTCAACATCAAGCCGAGGTGGGCCACTCCGTACTAGTGGAGTGACCGGACACTACCCAGATAATGGGTATGTGCTGGCTTAACCGCCAGAAAGGGAGTCTAAGTGGCTCCTCTCGGAGCACTCCCCCGCTCATGTTCTGAGATGGGGACACACGCCGAAGATGGCGTTAGATATTCTCTACTCCTATAAACATGGGGTAGAGTCATAC